GCATTACCAGTGACATTTAGTTCCGATTGGACATCGGTATTGCCAGTGACCACTACATTCTCAGAGACAAAGGCATTACCAGTGAGATTTAGATCACTCCGAACATCTGTATTTCCGGAGACTGTCAGATTTGATAAGATTTGGGTATAACCCATAACGTCCAATGTCTGGTTAAGATAGGTATTGCCGGTAACATTCAATTTTTGTTCAATCGTGGTATTTCCAGAGACTACTGCATCAGCGTCTGTAAATAGACTACCGTAAACGTGAACATTAATCTGTTCAGCGGTGAGAGGTGTAAATGTTTTGCTTGATGCACTACTTTGTGTATACCCCAAAGCAATTTCACCCGTCTCCTCTCTAAAACCCATGACAACATTTGAACCCGGGCGGTTCATCATAATTCCTAAATCTGTGGTGGCGTCCCCAGATGTATTATTTCTTCCGAGTTCTATAATTGCATCCTCAATCGAAAGATTTTCTGTGTTGACAACGGTAACCATTCCATTAATTTGAACACTTCCATCAACAACAAGATCTTTTTGGATATAGACATTTCCACCTAATACCGAAAGAACATTCGAACCAACAACATCAATAGCCACCTTTGAACCAATGTCAAGTGTATGGATTGGTGAACCATTAGCTATACCAACATTTGAAAGTGTTGTAAATGAAGTTATTGCATTGTTAAAAGATACAGTATTAACTGTTACATTACCATTACGCACCGCATCGTCTAAATCAAATTGAAGAATATCTTCGGCAACTGCACCAGAATCCATAACTTCTTTAGTTGCACGGTTATACGTGAGCACAGTAATATTTCTATCATTGACGTCTGTGCGTATTCGAAGTGGTGTCATGTAAATAGAACCCGGGAAGTCTGCATCGATCTCAACATTACTCGCGTTGAACACAATTGTATTATCCGCCTGGTCATCTGTACAGTTCTTACCAAACCTAATCCTCGTAGATCTCTCTACTGTCGGTAAGTTCTTGACCATTTAATATATGATAGCAAATTAATTTGCGTAAAGAAGGCCTGCCATACCATTCTCTATTCTAAGTATGTTATAATTGACTGCGTAAATTGGGTCATTAATAGGTATGCTTTCACTCATGAGTTTCACTGAATCGAGACGACTGAAGTTGAGCGTCCCCGTTGGCTGAAGTGAACTGGTTGAGAGACAAAAGCAATAAAGGAAAAAGTCTGGAGAAGTTACAAAATTTGTATGATAGTAGTTCATGACATCAATGTAGTGAGGTTTAGCCCATCTATAGTTACCCACATCGAGACCATTTATATTGAGTTTTACTTTGTTAGTTGTTGAAGTCAGTGCACCCTCAGTTCTCGTATCTGATGATGCGATATATTTGACTGGGTGATTGAATGTCAACTCCTGAGTAAGTTCATATGATGGAATACTCTTTTGAACTTGGGTGATCAGAAGATCGTGTTTCCTTGATGCAATGTTACCCCTCTCCTCATTGTCCAAATAGTAGTAATTTGCAAAGAGTTCAATATTATAGTTTGCAGCCTGTGGTCCCCAGTTAATTCTCAATTCAACATTATGATAGTTGAGAGCTACGAGGGGGAGTGCGCATTGGGCTCCCTCGCAAAAGAAGAAGCGGAGTGGGTAGAAGTATGAACGGGCACTCACACCTGGGTGAGTGCCATTTGCACTCTTTGAGACGTTCTGGGCAAAAGTATCAATAGCAATCTTTTCTGTAAAAATTGCATCTTGAGAATCAACAACTGAACCCCCGATGAGGAGTTCAACTTTGTCAATGATAGTATTCCAAAACTGAACATCACGGGCTTGTGTATTATCATCGAGGGTGAAATACATGTATCCCAAAAGGTCACCAGTTTTTTCAATCTGGACACTTGACATTGAATTATTTTTCACATCACCACGTATAACCTGTTTTTCAATGGACTGTGAAAAATTTGCATGTCTTTTGAACGTAGAAGAAAAAAACGATATCTCTGGATTTCCCATAATGTACTCATCCTGAGCACCAATGGACACTAACTGAACAATACCAGCAGACATCGGTTATTTACTACAATAAAGGGAGAAAATTACAAGTTTGGTTTTCTACACACAAATCTAAGAACTAAAAAGTTGTTTCCGGGTGTATCCGGATTTTTAATGGTATTTCCGTATTGATCACGAATAGTTATACTAAATCGATCTATTCTTCGAATTGGATCAATGTATTGGGTTACAATTGGGTAATTGTCTTTGAATGTTATGAGTTCACTGTCATCTGTCACAAGACTGGCAAACGAATTTCTAAGAACACTCATAGAAGCTTGGCTAGTGAGAACATTTGAGGCTCTATCATTGAAGTTTGTGTCTAATTCATCGATGGAGATGTAGCAGTGTTCCGTGGAGACATTCGAATGAATGTGTGCTGCGAGGAGTCTCGCCTGAACTATATTCTTGATGGGTTGCTGAAGGTAGCAAGTAAAAGTATTCGCACTATCTTGACCAATTGAATCAATCGTCACCGTGTGATACTCATAATTGAGATCTGGGATTGTCGTGGTGGGTGAAGTGATCAAAGCCATTTAGTATTAGCTTAGATTAAAGATCCGCCAATTCCATCCTCAATCTCGTAGCCCGCTTGGTTTCTAACCAACTCTCGGGCGCCACAGAGACCACCTGGGGTCAAACCCATACTGTAAGTACTACCATCTTTGTAACCCGCTGCACACTCTACCTTATTCTCAAGGTCAAAGAGGGACTCTTCACTGATCGTCTTGATAGTGATTGGTCTGGGTTGGTACTTGCTGACACTTTTCATTGCACCAAGTGCGAAGATCAAAGCGATCAAGACAAAAATTGACATGATGGCATTTCGGTTAGCACGATTAAGGCTGAGCATTTATAATGTACATATATAATTTTTTCTAAAGTGCGTTAAAGGTTATTGAATAGTTTCATATTAGAGAGTAGATGGACGAAGAAATTGTCTTAGATCGTGGAAGTACTACTGTGATGAAACTTGATGCTGATGAACAGGCCCTGATGGATGAGATTGAGATTTCAACTTCACGTCCTCAGCCTGCACGACGACCTCAACCACAGCAAGTGCGTCGACCCCCACCCCAACAACACCAAGAAGCAATGGATGCATTTGTGAATCCAACCAAACAATCGGCTCCTGCCCAACCACAACAGGATGAAGAAATTGACTATGGTGAAGATGAACAAATGTTTTTTGATGATGCCGATGATGGCCCAGGAATGGGATCACAAGAGGAGCAACCCTCCAAGGGATACAGCTCCATTGATGAAGAGAAGAGTGACTTAATCAATAAATTGGGTCGCCTTGAAAAGAAAGGTTTCGCTGTCAATAAGAGACTTAACGCTTACTCAAATGTTGAAGACCTTCGTACAGAAGTCAAGCGGATTACATACAGTATTGATGTTGAGCAGTCCATTCGCTTTTCTCGGCGTATGTTGGTCGCGTGTGTGACTGGCTTGGAGTTTCTCAACAAGCGATACAACCCATTTGAAATCCAATTGGAGGGTTGGTCTGAGTCTGTGATGGAGAATGTTGACGATTATGATGGTGTTTTTGAAGAGCTATATGTAAAGTACCGCTCCAAGGTCAATGTTGCCCCAGAAGTCAAGCTCATCATGATGTTGGGTGGTTCGGCGATGATGTTCCACTTAACAAACTCTATGTTCAAGAGCGCCCTTCCCAATATGAATGATGTCCTGAAGCAAAACCCAGATCTCATGAAGAATATGATGGCTGCGGTTCAAAATACTACTCGAGCGCCATCTGGACCTGCTGATGCGGCACCAGTTGGAGGCTCCGGTAACTATGAGATGCAAGGTCCCGGGATCGACATCTCCAGTCTGATGGGTGGTGTCATGATGCCACCACCACCACCAATGAATACAACACCAATTCCAGTGAGTGAACAAGATTATGACGATGATGTTTCCGACATTGTATCAATTTCAGGAGAATCCACTGGTGGTGAAGTGAAGGAGGTCAACGTTGATGCGGCCAAGTCCAAGCGGGGTCGCAGGAAGAAGAAGACAGAAATTAATCTCTAAGTACAGTATAAATGATAGGCTACTGTCCTTTGGAGGATCTTGAACCTCCGGCTAGACAACAGCAAACTGTTGTTAAACCCAAGGCTGAAGAAGCAAAGCCTGAGATTGGTCTCGAAGAAACTGAATGTAATTACGTCGTCATGGCTTTCATTGTCGGCGTTCTTTTCTTAGCCGTCTCTGATTCCATCAGGGCGTAAATTAAAAATTAATTCTACTTTTGGGTCTTCCCCAAATGTGAAATTAATTACCGAATAAAATTCCGGCTAGACCGTCCTTAATCCTAAGTACATTATAGTTTACAGCGTGTACATAAAGTGGTTGATTACTTGGTCTGAGTGAACCCATATCAGCACCTCGAATAATGAGTTTGGCACTGTCGAGGCGACTAAAGTTGCAAGTACCAGATGGGTTGTAGTCAGATGCGTTTAAGCAGAAATGATATACAAAATATCTCGTATCACGTGTTACATCCGTATCATAGACATATGTATCTGAGTTACCATATTTACCCTTGTAGTATATCTGACATGTGTGGAAGTAGATTGGCGACATATTTTCAAGGAGTGGTGTACCATTGAGGTGAATATCACCACTCGAGAATGTAAAATAATCATTTGCAAAATCTGTACCACTTGTACCAAAACCAAAATAAAGTGACTTCACAGGATGATTAAAAACTGAAATATCAAATGTATTGTACCCAGTATTAAGTGGAAATTCTGCCTTCTGTACTTGCGTGACAACAAAATCCATCTGACGCTTCACGAGGGATTCTCTCTCTTCCTTATCCAAATACACATAATTTCCATAAACCTTTATAAGTTTGTCTTCATCTCTCGCATCTTCAAATTGTGTCAAATCAAAATTTATTTTTAGCTCAACTTGATGATGCTGCAGTGCCACGAGGGGTAAAAATCCACCATGGTCACAGAAGAAGAAGTGAAATGGAAGAAAGTTTGGTGCCCCAGTTGGGTGCATCTTGTTCGTAATAGTTGTATTTTTGAACTGTGTATCTGCACTGTAGACTGGCCATATCTCACTGAAATAATCATAGTGTTGAGAATCTACCTTTTGTCCACCAATATAAAGATCGACTGTGGAATTGTAAAATAGATTTGAAGCTACTGTGTTACCTTCACACCAAAGTCCATTTATCAAGTCACCCAAAACTGGAATTGTCAAGTGTGGATCCTTGTCACTGATAGTCTTAATAAACTTTGGAGCTTGTGAAAAGTTTGTATGTCTCATAAATTTCATACGGAAGAACGAATGTCCCTCCTCACTATTGAGGTAAACATCTTGTACACCTTTGGACACAAGTTGAATTAATGCACCAGACATTTAATTTATGTTCAGATTATAAAAACAGCGGCTTTCCCTGAGGGAAGTCCCTTTTTTCTTCTTCGGCAACCTTACCATGGATCTTGAAACCACCTTGACGGTACACTTTCATTCGCTTATAGTACATCGCCGTAAAGAGTGACCAAGGATCGTGGATATCGTAAATGTGTGGATTATTCTGTTTACCCTTTGTCTCTCGCATAATACGACCAATACTTTGTGTGATGTCTGACTTTGGTGACGCCAATATCACTGTATCAAGTGTTGGAATATCAAGGCCTTCGTGGGCTTGTGAGAACGTCGCAAAGATGATCTTCTTTTGGGAAGACGCTTGGAGATCAGCCTCCTTCATACCACCCATGTAGAGACCCGAGTTTTTGGGAAAACATTGATGGAGCATCTCACAGTGCCAACGCCTGTCACTGAGAACAAGGAGTTGTCTCGTACCCGCTGATGCTTTCTTAATAAGTCCCACAAGCATTTGATTTCTTTTCCTATCCTCAACAACTTCTGTAATCATGTTTGGCATGGAGACTTTTCCATTTCTCATGGATGGTGGTGGATTTCTGTAATTGAAACATTCATATGTTATGGGAAATACCTCCACCTGTTCTTGGTTCTTCCTTTCAACTGCGAAAAAGGTGGGTCCCATAAACCAATGAAGGACCTTGGTGAGACCATCTTTCCTTTCAGGCGTCGCCGAGAGACCAAAGATATGCTTGGGGCACATCTTGAAGAGGGATTGACTGAACACCTTCGCA